GAGTGTCCTCTTTTTGTAAGATGTTCTGGTAGTTCGAGATAAGTTGTTTCTACACCGCCAACTCCTTTTTCTTCAATCATCCCCCCGTATACGTCTTCAGGAGTATTTCCCAAAGCAAAGAAGATTGTTTTATATATCTGACTATTTAACCAATTTAAATTATTAGAAGTTCTAATGTCTACTTTAAGAAGCCTATCAGATAAAAGCTTGCAAACATCGTAAGCTTTTTTATATTCTTTTTTCTTGTCATAGCATAAAACAAGATAATCATTAGGAATTTCAAAATGCGCTCTAGGTTCTAAAAATAAAGCCACGTTTGGAATAGGTAAGCTAGATGCTTTTTCAAAATAAAATATCGCTTTGTCTATATCTTGTAATTCGAAATAGACCCTGCCTAATAAACAAAAAGTTTCCGCTCTTCTAGGGTCTTGTTTTTCTGCAAGAATGCAAGCATCAATACATTTTTCAAATTCTCCTTGACTCTTCCAGCATTCCGCAATATCGTGGCATGCTTGCCATCTTTCGTCAATAAAATCGGAATTCGATTCTAAGTACTGACGAAAGTACATGATTGCTTCCAACGGATTGTTAATTTCCATATGGGTTCTTCCTAAATAAAACAAAGCCCTAGCATTCCCCGGGTTATTTTTTAGATAATCGGTTAAAATTTTAATATAGAAATTAAATCTATTAACGTAATTTGATTTATGAAGAGTGCTATGATAGTGAGTTGTTACAACATCGTTATCTGTTATGGTTACATAATCATCCCTATCCGTGCCTAAAGTTTCATGGACACCCGGGCCAACGAATCTTAGCCCTTTTAGGTTTCTCCATAAACGTGCTCTTAAATAAGTATTTGAAATAAAGTCTTCCGAACCTTCTACAATCCTACCGTATACGCAATCAACTTTGCCATCGAGGGAATACTGTTTTAGTTTGTCGAGACCAGAAACCATCTTTTCATCGGCATCCATGAAGAGTATGTACCCACCTGTCGCTAAATCTAATGCTTCATTTTTAGTTGTAACGAAATCAACAAAAGGAGTTTCGTGCAATTTACCGTATTTTTTTATAATCTCTTGCGTACCATCTGTAGAACCAGTGTCAACAATAATAAATTCATCAACAATTGATTTAACAGATTCAATCGAAGATTCCAGAACTTCTGTTTCATTTTTCACAATCATAACAAGGGATATTTTTCTAGAATTTTCTTTTTGGTTTAAGTCTTTCAAGTTTATCAATCCCTCGTCTATATTTAGTAAAGGCATATTCTCAAGTTCATTACACCACTCGTTCATCTTTTTGTCACTAATAGGGGCTTTCTTTTTCTTCAATACAAACCCTACACCATAGCCTTTTGTATCAGATTTTATTTCCAAAAAACTTCCGATGGGTTTAAAAATCTCAACCATATCTGATTCTGTAAATCTCCAATAGTCAGAAGGATGGTTATGTTTTGGCATTCCCGGTGTTCGGGTTGTTACTATAAGGAGACCTTCTGGTTTTAAAGCCATGACCATGTTATAAAATACATTGCTCCAGTTATGGACATGCTCCATCATTTCGGTAGAAATAATGATATCGAAGGATGATTTTCCATAAGTTTCTAAAACATCTTCCGCATCTAAAACTGCATCTACTCCCTTTCCAGCCTCTATGTCAATGCCTATATATTCTTTGGATAGTTTTTCCGCTTCTTCACGCCCACTTCCATTAACGTCAAAACTTCCAACCTCTAGAACTCTTGGTTTCTCCATCCAATGTTTTAAACTATCATTAACAATTTTTATACACCATTCATCACACACTTGTCTTCTCCTATTTCCACTCAATAACGTTATAGTCATATCTTGCTATATCAAAATAAAACCTTCCCCATTTTTCAAAAAGATATTTGTTTGTCTCTTCTATTATAACAGGGTTGGAAATTGTATTTTTTCTTTCGTGATATACATAGTCTGGCGAAATTCCAATATTAAAACCTTCAGACCTAATAGCTACGCTGTAGGTTGTATCAACAGATGTATTTCCGTCAGGTAAATTCATATCTGGTAAAATATGTCCTACTTTATGACTGTCCACCATTATGAAATATCCGGTTGCCCATTGATGAGGTCTCTCTATAACTGATTCTTTTTTAGAAACATCGTATGGTTCTATAAGAACAGACCTGTCAAATGTAGAGTACACGCTTACCGCCCCATATTTTCCTTTAATTAAAGTGCTAACTGCGTTTTTAATTATGTCTGGATTTAAAAATATTATATCATCGTCCAAAAAGCACCAAAACCTTTTTCCAGAATTTATGAAATCTTCCCTGAGAATAGACATTCCTTGATTAATAACACCACGATTAAATCTAGTTATAAAGGGAATATGTGGAAGGTGCTTATTAGCTGAAGCCCATAGTTCGCCTATGTATTTGGTTTTGTTTGAAAATGTTCCAATGACAACATCTTTTTCAAGAATACTTGGAGTTGGATATTCCGCAACAGATGGTTTTTTTGCAAATACAAAAAAACTGGGTGTCCCATATCCATCATAATAAAATGCTGATAGCATTTTAAATCCTATGTCTTCCAACATTCTAGTAAAGTGACCTAAAGAAAACCCACCCATGTGAACTTGACCACTCGAAAAATCAAAATTATCTCTGGTATCCCATTCTTTTTTTGTAGAAAGAGTGTTGTCTTCGCTTTGCGCTCCGTAAATAGTCCATATATATCTTCCCCATTTTTCTCTTTCTGAACCCTCCAAAAAGCTTTGACAGCATAGTTCTACATCTGGCATGCCTATCTCAATTGTCCCATTTGGTGATAGAATTTCGAACCAATGGTTTAGGGTTTTCCAAACATCCCTCATTGGAATATGCTCCAATGCGTGATGGCTAATAATTTCAGAAACAGAGTTTGGTTTAAAATTTAAACTTCTCATATCGTCTTTTCTATCAGATTCTTCGGTATAAGGGTCTATGTTTATATATTCTTTTAACTTTAAATGCCCGCTTCCTAGATGTAAGCGAATACCGTCTTCCTTTCTATTCCAATGTTGTTTTTGCCAACCTAAAAGTAGGTCTCTGTTTTGCGCCATTTCTAATCTATCTATTGCTTGCATTTTTTCTCCATTATAAGTTGAGTAGGTGTTGGAATAATAAATAAATTCATTCCAACACCTAATTATATCATATATTGTCTGTTTTGTCAAGCACCAGTTTTATCCCCAAATCGAAGGGTCAGTACAAACAAGAACTTTAAAAACAACAGCACCGTTGCCAGCACCATCGTTTTTCATACTTGTTCTAAAAATAAAATCCCTACCGGGGAAGTCTATTACAACTGCTCCACCAATTGAGTTAACAGACGTGGCTGTTGACAAAAATGTTTGCCAGTTTGACCCGCCATTAAAGGATGCTTCCAAGGTTACTTCCCCATATCCCCCATTACTCGAATCTGAAAATGAGCAAAAGGCTACCGCTGTTGTTGGTAATTCTGAACGAATACTATATGCTCCGGAAAGAGGAGTACCAGAAACAACCAGTGTCCCAAGTCCTCCCCCTGTCATATTGGATTCAATTATATCGAATACGTTTAGTCCACTATCCACCAGTTCATATCCCACATATTGGTTAGTAAACCATACTGCCTCTGTATCCTCCAAGTAGCCAAGTCCAACTCCAGTAGATGTACTGCTAAAAACAGTCGTTATATCACTATATGTCTTAGAAGTAAAACCAAAAGTTTTACTTGCGGTTGTATCGTTTCCGTTATTCAAACGACTATTGTAAACAACTGCTGAATATGTAAAAGGCTCTGGACTTTCTCTCTTACTGTCATCTTCAAAACTATCAAATATCGCAAATTGTGCCCAAGATATTGTTTGGAAAGACATTTTCATTATTTCTAATTCGAGAGCCTCATCTGTATTATTAAATACACCTGTCAAATTAAGCGCTGTTCCGTCCCACGACAGATGTTCTAGAGCAGGGTTTCCCAAGTGCATTTTATATAAGCCTGAGTTTTGCCCAACAAAGAATCCAGTGCCTGTCAAATAGTCTGTTGCTCCCCCTAATCCTATAGCGGGTGTAGCTGAATTTATGAAAGCTGTTCCGCTATCAGATGATATTTGGGTTGCTTCAATCAACCAACCGCCCACATATCCGCTGGATGCTGTGATTGCCCCTGTCAAATTTACATTGCTTGCGGTAATATTTCCAAAAGCATCGAGAGTAAAGTTCCGGGCTTTAATCAATAACCTAGTACCGTCCCATTGAAGGAAATTATTTATATCCGAATACAAAGAAAACTTTGGTGAATCTAGATATCCCAGCCACGCACCAACAAAGTTTCCATAAGTCGTAGGAGGATTTATTCCAAATGAAATATATCCATCACTACTTATTGTTCCAGTACTCGGATAGCCATCACTTCCACCAATTGAAAGACCTGTATTACTAACTGACATACCCCCAACCGAACCGCCTGTTATACTCGTTGTAGAAAAACTACTACCGAGATGCGCTCCTTTCTCCATCAAATCTGCATAGATAAAAGATGGATTATCTAGCCTGAAACTATTTCCAAATGTGATTGAAAAATCATCCGGTTTATCATATGATATATCTAATTCAAGTAAAATAGCCACTATCGTATCTCCGTCATCTTTTTTAATAGTTATTGGCTCTCCCAAGGTTAGTTGACTTGTAAAATAAGAAAACTGTTTTAATGCAATAAAATTTGCAAAACTGCCACTTATTTCATAACGTGGAATTGAGGTTTTCGCTAAAATATTTTGACTTTGGTTATATAACTCTTGCGCCCACGCTTGTTTTTCAGAACCATCCATTTGGTCTGTAGTTATTATGTTTTTGTTAATATATGTATTGTCATATATGTACGATGATAACTCTACATATCTTTCATATGACATATTGCTGGGATAGCTTATTATCTCTCTATAAGCAACCAACCTGCTTCTAATATCATCTAAAGTGTTTGTAATAGAAGTAGTAACAGCGATACTTTGAAGTAATGCATAAAGCTCGTCAAGAGTATCTAATTCAGTATCTATATAACCCAATATATCAATTATCTCAGCACCACTGGCGGGATATGTTGAGAAACCGCCCGATATGTAGTCATACAAATCTTGATTGTTGTCTTCTAAGTTAATAAATAAAGTTTCTATATTAGCAACATTATCGTCAAAATATTGTTGATTAAATGTTGGATATGTAGGCTTTTCATAGATAGGTCGCCAAGCCGAAGTCATGGATGATATACTTGTTTTAGCCCAAAGAACGTCATCAACAAAATCTTCATAAGAAAGTTGAGCTGTAAAGTATAAACTAAACACTATTTTTTTTAGCTCGACTTTTTCATCATTAATTGCAACTTGTAAGCTGTTTATGTCAACCTCTTTGCTTGCTATGGATAATAACTGGTTGGCTATTTGTGCGTCTATTGATGTAGTACTACCCGGTGGGGTTTCATTTAAAATGGCATCTCTGGTAGTATTCATACTTGCAAGTTGAGATAAAAGTTCTACAAAATCAGAGTTTAAAGTAACCGAGCTTGCTATTTTATCTGATAATATTGTTAACCTGTTAGAATAGTCTTCTTGTTGGTCGGCTACCGCCTGTTCCCAAATCTCCAGAGAATCTGTTAATTCTTGACTCATCCATTCTTTAAAATAATCGAAATTATAGATTGCGTTTGTACCAAGAGGATTTACTGTCCTAATATCGAGACTACCGTCACCATAACAATAAAGGGCTGTGCATATTTCTTCTGTTATTTCTTTGAACTCTATTTCAGACGCAAGGTTGTCAAGCGAAAGATATATATTGTTGTCTAAAGAAGGTAAAGCATTTGAAATAGCGGAAACCGTTCTGTTGAAAGTATTAAACTCAAAAACACAACCGTATGCTTTTTCAACTTCTGTTACTAAGAAATTATATGCGGTACTATTATTTGGTTTAAATGTTCTATATAATTCCGCAATAGACGTATCTACAGTTCCAATACTCCAAGTTGGTATGATGCTTAAAACGCTTTCAACTAGAGCCACAAACTGATAAGTGCCGTTAAATCCGGTTATTCTTCTTGACAAAAGTTCTGCTTCTAAAGATAGACATGATATATTTTTAATTGGAACACTACCTGATAAATCCTCATCTGATGATTGTATTATGTAATATCCAACCCCCACTACTAAAACCAACATTTTTCCCTGAAGTTCGGAATATGCGGGGTCTATCTCAAGACCAGCGTCTTTGGATTCTGGGTAATTAAAAGATAATTCTGAAAGAGCGTTATATTTTAATGTGTTCTGTATATCATGAGCCAAAGGTAGAGAACGTATTTCGGTCTTATCCGGGTAACATAGAACAAAAGAGGGTAGCTCTTGTTGTTCAAAATAGTTATATGTCTGATTCATTCTTTACCTCCTTTTAATATTTTAGGCAATTTTTACCTCAATTGGTTTTGTTGTTATAGACATACTGGCGATATTTCCTTCGACTGTAAGTGCATTTAACCCTCTTATAAATCTCAACCAATTTTTGTTGAAGTTTGATAAAGGGTATGTTTCACTACTGGAAGACATTATTTGTAAATCACAATCTAATGTTACAACCTCATTGGGAGATAAAGATATTACTAATGCTCTATTTCCATCTGTTGTATTTGTAATTGTTACTGTCCCACCATATGAATTGGCTGTTATAGTAAATACTTTTGGATAAGAATAAAAATTACTATCAGACTCATTATAAAATTCTATTGTACCTGATGTATAATAAGCTCCGTATGTGTATGCATATGTTTTTGCTTCTCTATAACCATAAGGCGAGTCACACTCAACTTGTACTGTAAACGCTTTGATTATATTTCCGATTCTAATAACCTCCGGGTCATTAAGAAAACAATTAAAATAAATTTCCTGCATGTCAGGCTGACATATTCTTAAAACTTTATAATTTTGTTGTCCAAAAAGCCATGCTGAAATTGAAGAGTAATCCTTTGCGCTTATTTCATCCTCAGAGTAAAAAGAAAGAGGAAAGCTTAAAACGGGAGTCTGTTCAGCACCGTAAAAAATAGGAGAAGCTCTTCTGAATAATTTATTAGTTATGAGAGAAACACTATCGCCTTCTGATGTATATTCTCCAGAACCACCAATATCCCCTATCTGTAAATTATAGAATTCACTGGGAATTCCATTAAAAATAAAACTGCTTCCATAAAACATATAACTCACCACCTTCCTTTTTAGAGTAGCGGGTTATATACTAACCCGCTACTTTTGATTTTTATGCAGAGAATTGGTCTGTAGACCGCTTAATTCCCTTTTGAAGTAACGCACCGTTCATTTTTTCGAAAGTCTTATTTATCATCGCTTCTAAGTCTGGAAGAACTGATTTGTCGAGGTTTCCAGCAACGTTGATTGGCATGGATATTTCTATTGGGGCATTACCAATAGGTGTACCAGTTGGAGCACCTGTCATGGTAGGAAGGGTATTATTCATAAAGTCGCTTGCTTCCCCCTCTGTAACCACAACTTCTCCTTTAAGAAGCTTTGCGAACTCTTCGTTTTCTTTTAAAGTTACATCTTCTTCTCCAACCACACCGCCTTCGTGATACATAGTAGGCATTATCCAACTTTGAGCATATTTAGGAATTGATGTGGTTTCTCCTGAAAGCGCATCCCTTAGTTCTATCTCTGCTAAGAGAAGTTTTAATATTTCATTTTCTTGTAATCCTATGTCTTTCATAAACTTCATCTCTGCGGTAAACTTCTTTTTCTGAGCTTCGCTCATACTTGCATAGTAGTCAGCATAAGCGGTCTTCATTTCTTCAAGAGTTCTTTCCTCTATTTCCTTATTAGCTACAAACGCCCCTGTTGATGCGTTGGACTCGGCTCTCTGTGCTGCCCCTTGTTCTCGATACATCTCAATTAACGCATCAATGGCTTCAATCTGCTTGTTTATACCTTCTTCAAACTGCTCATAAACTTTATCCAAAGCATCTACTTGGAGGTCATACTTTCTGTCCTCTTGGTCTTCCGCTATTTCCATCTCAAGTTCATTAGCATCTTCTTGAAGTTTAAGAAGTTCGGCTCTAGCTTCCTCGGAATTATCTAACCCCAATATAGCCATTCTTGCTTGCATTTTGGATAGAGATAAATTCTTCTTTGCCATTTCATCGTCAAATTTATCTTTGTCTCTAGCTAACTTAAGGGATTCTTTCTGAGCATCAATATACTTCTTAAACTCTTTTAAGGTTTCTTTAAGGGCATCCTTCTTTTTTTCAAGAGCCTTTATTTGAGATTCTAAGGCAGATGTTTCAGATTTTCCACCACTACCACCACCACTAAGTTGTGGAGCGACATAATTGTATGCTTTTACTGTTACTATCAAGCCTTTTAGAGCTGCATTTTTTTCTTGCAAAGCAGCTACCTGCGCTCTTATTACATTAACATTTGCAACTGTTATCGGTATTGCTTGTAGGTCTGCAATTGCCAATTTATTTGTGGCTATTTGGGCGTTTATCTTTTCAATAATTAGTACTTTTAGCGCCGCTGCATTAACTTTATAAGCACCTGTTGAAACGTTAAGTTGCAATGCTTCTGCATAACCCGCATCAATTAAACTCATAACAGTGCTTAATGAAAGTTCACCATTCTTGTCCTG